TCTGTTTTAAACAATGGGAAATAGTTTTGATCGAGGCCAACGAAGAACACATCAACCATATTTGGGTAATTTAGCAGTGCCCGGCTGAGAACATTCGATTGAGTACCTTCAACTCCACCATAAGATGGCAATGAGGCCGATTTAAATCTTTTCACTATATTACGGATTTGTTCTGATTCTGTTTCATTGTTAGGAATTAACGTCCATTCAAATGTGTAGTTCTTCAGTGCAATGCCGTTGAACACCAGAGCTTGGTGAGGGTTAACTGCTGTTCCAGTTCCAACACCTATACCTTGCTCGATCTCTGATCCACCAATTGATGTTAACCCAGCACGAGCAGCAAACGTTGCGAATGATGCTAAACCACTCGCACTAACATTCCGAGGGTCGAGGGTACTACCACCGGTAAGCTTACTGATCGCATCTGTAGCCGCGCCAATTAAACCTTGATCTGAATTCATTGCGCTCATGGCATCAACTACTGCAGCGCCAGTGATTCCAAGTTCACGACCCATAACATCTGGGCTAGTAATATCTTGAATAGTCTTTGGTAATGGAAGAGCAATTGAGCCATTCGACGCCGTAGCTGTGCCACCTGCTGGCCTAGGACTATAGTTTTTAAAGTTAAAGATCATCGCATGAGAAGTAACTTCCGAAGGATACCTCAGAAGAGACGAAGCCACGTTCGATGTGCTTCTGTTTCTGCTAATAACATCTTGTGCTGGTCTGACGAATGCCATGAAGTATCCTATAAATACGTAGGTAGTTTAAGATATTTATATGGACATTCATGGCGTATTACCAAGGCAAATTTAAACCGAAGAATCCGCAGAAGTATAAGGGTGATCCAACTAACATCATATACAGATCTGGTTGGGAACTCAAGTTATTTAATTACCTCGATGTTCATCCAAACGTAATCAAATGGGGCAGCGAGGAATTGATCATTCCATATAAAAGTCCTATTGATGGAAGATGGCACAGATACTTTCCCGACGTCTATGTAGAACAGATAAATACAGATGGCAAGAAACAAACGATCTTAATTGAAGTAAAACCGGAAGCACAAACTGTTCCACCTAGTCAAAACAACAAGTTGACTCCGAAGGGAAAGGTGAGCAGAAAATACTTGAACGAAGTTATGACATACGGCGTGAATGACGCGAAATGGAAAGCAGCTCAAGAATTTTGTGCAGATCGAGGTTGGAACTTCTTAATCATGACTGAAAAGCATCTATTCGGAAAGTAACATGGCGATTCTATTTGATACAGTCTTAACAAAGGGTATTCGAGCTGGCCAAATGCCTGCACGAACCGAGGCTGCACGTCAGTGGTATCGAGACACCGCTCAGAGTTATAGACGCATCGATGAAAAGACCCTCATGAAAGGTGATGCTGAAAGACTCACTGTAAAGCCTTTAGTTGGTCAAATGTACATGTATTACTACGATCCGAAGCATAAGGCGACTCTTCCTTATTACGATAGGTTCCCATTAGTATTCCCGTACCGTAAAGTGCCGGGTGGATTCATGGGACTTAACCTACACTATCTTCCGTATGCCTATCGTGCTAAGCTTATGGATGCCCTTTACGACGTTGCAAACAACGATAAGTTCGATGAAACAACTAAATTAAAGTTGAACTACAACATCCTAAGCAGTTCGTCAAAGTTCAAATACTTTGCGCCTTGTGTAAAGCACTACTTAACAGAACAATTGCGCAGCCGATTCTTGTATGTTTATCCATCGGAGTGGGACATCGCGCTTTTCCTTCCAACGGAAAGATTCCAAGGCGCGACAAAGCAAAAAGTCTGGCAAGACTCAAAGAAACTCATAGTATAAGGCCACGAGATGGTATTCAATATCAACGATTTTAAAGCACCTGTTCTATTGTGCTATTACTATCCCAACTACTTTGAGTAATACTGTTGGGTCTACCATCACTTCAAATGAACTTACGTTCTTTTGTAAGTCTGCTCAGATTCCATCATTTGATCTAACGACAGTATCGTTTAGACAACACGGTTATGGCAAAGAGTTCAAGAGACCAATGGACTTCAATACTTCTTCATTACCGCTGATTTTTATGGTCGATGCTGAATTCGGTGTTATGAAGTACTTCCATAAGTGGATGCAGTCTATCTTCAACTTTAACACTGGTACAGTTGCTGCAGAAGACGTATATCGTAAACTGCCAAATGAATTTGAGTATCGCGATAACTATGCTGCACGAATTGAACTGTATGTATTCTCGGCAAACGACGTACAAAAAGTTTATAAGTATACGTTTGATAAAGCTTATCCGGTATCAATTGGTACTGTCGACATGTCATGGGAAAATCAAGCTGAAGTTATGTCGCTACCGGTAAACTTTGAATATGACTCGATTACACTTGAGACTGTCGAATACGCATCTATTGCGCCAGACCTCGACCGTCAAAATGGATTGATTTCATACATCAGCGCAATTAATGGAATCGGTCAAGCGATTAACCAGATACAGCGCCCACAAAATATTCAAGATATTATTCTTTCGTACACAAACATCAACACCATCCTCGGTGCATTATAATGGAGTTACACTATGGGTTTACCCAAGATTGATTTACCGCTTTTTGAACTTGAAGTTCCATCAACTGGAAAGAAAGTTAAATATCGCCCGTTCACAGTAAAAGAAGAAAAGATCTTACTTATTGCACAAGAGTCGAAAGATCCTAAACAGATCTTCCTCGCGATTAAACAAATCTTAACAAATTGCTTACAAGGTACTGACGTTGAAAAATTGGCTATATTCGATTTAGAGTATATCTTACTGAATATTCGAGCTAAGTCGGTGAATAACGAGATTTCGTTTAGTATTAAAGATCCAGATACTGAAGAAAAAGTAGATCTTACTATTAACATCGACGACATCCAGATCGTTAAGTTTCCAGATCATAATAAAATCATTAAAGTAAACGATGATATTATGATTGAAATGCGTTACCCATCTATTTCGTATTTAGAGAGTCTCAAAGACGGTCAAAGCGAGAGTGATTCGTTAAACAGTATTATGAAGGAATGCATCAACTCTATTTCTGATGGCGACCAGTCATATAAGTTGGCTGACTTTAATGAAGCAGAAGTTGAAGATTTTATTGAATCTCTTAGCTCTATTATTGTCGCACAAATCAAAAAATTCTTCGACACAATTCCTGTTATGAAATACGAAACAACCTACACCGATAAAACTGGAAAAACTAAAACATTTGTTGCCCAAGGTGTAGAAACTTTTTTTACCTAACGTTGAGTCATACCAATCTACAAATCTACTATCAAGTAGTGTTTGGATTGGCTCAACACCATAAATACCAAATAAGTGAAATTGAAAACTTAATACCATTTGAACGAGACATTTACTATGATATGCTAATTCGCTTCATCGAATCTAAAAAGGAAAGCTAATGGTCGCCGAGAATACCGTATCAGACTTAATCGAACGTATTAAGCTTGAAGGCCAGCTTACGCGTAACACCGGAACAAATTCAATCAAAGCTTTGATTGAAGTCTCTCGTGATGTTCGTGATAGAATGGATGCTCAATTAGACCTTATCAGCACTAACAATTCTGCTATAACAGACTTCCTACAGGACGCTGCTCGATCAAACCAATATGGCGGACCACCTGCAGATGAAGGCGATGGTGGTGATGATTCTGGTGGCGGTGGGGGCGCTCCTAGTGGAGATGGTGATGGACCATTAATGAAGTTAGGATTGCTCTCAACTCTTGCTGCTGCAGCCATCGGTGGAACAATTGGTGTATTCAAAGGATGGATAGACGCTATTAAGTTTTTCACTCCAGCAAAAATTCTTGACGCGTTGCAGAGTGTGAGTTCATCAATTACAAAAGCTCTAACAGGCTTTGCTGATATGGGTAAGAATGTAATTACCTCAGCAAAAACTGCAGTGTTCGGGGCGCTGAGTCCGCTCAATCAGTTCAAAGATTTCTTTTTAAAATTAGCTGCTCCGTTTACTCAAGCAGCAAAGACAGTTGCAACCTTAGCAAATAGTGTTTTTGGCGTGACTACAAAGGTGACCGATATGTTCGCTTACTTTAAATCGTTTGGCTCTACGATCACAAAAGTAAGCGGTGTAGTTGGAAAACTCTTCTTACCACTAACGATTGTTATGACAGCCATTGATACTGTTAAAGGTATTATCGCGGGGTACACAGAAGGAGGAATCGTTGGCGCGCTTGAAGGTGCGATCACCGGATTCTTCAACTCTCTTATCTTTGGCCCGCTTGATCTTTTAAAAGATCTAGCTTCTTGGGCATTAGGTAAGCTTGGATTCGAGAACGCAGCAGAAACTCTAGACTCATTTAGTTTTAGTGAATTGTTCTCGCAGTTCGTCAGCGGTATATTCGATCTGGGCCGTGGAATTATAAGTTCACTCGTTGGATCATTTGATAACATCTATTCCGAATTTGCTACCGGCGATATCATGGGTGGTATCGGGACATACTTCACCGAGGCATTCACTACTCTCGTAACAAAGCCTCTTGACTTAGTAAAAGACTTAGTATCATGGGCTGCAGATTTATTTGGATTCGAGAATGCTTCAGATTGGCTCGACAGTTTTAGTATTACTGAGTTATTCTATTCTGTTGTTGACTGGATTTCTGCAATTCCTGGTAAGCTTGTTGATGCATTTGAAGATTTTTGGATCGACACGATGGAAAAGTTTAAGATTGGATTCATTAACTTTTCGAATTGGGTTGCATCTATACCAGATAGAATATACTTGAGTGCTCTAGAATATCTAAACAACAGCGATGTTGGAGACTATCTTGTAAGTGATGATGCTGTTGCAGGTGCTCGAGCAGCAGTTCAATCGAGACAAAATGATGGCGCGAATAGAGTAGCACAAGTTCAGCTCGAAGCAAGAGACCAACGCGCTCAATTAGCAGCTCAACGTGTACAAGAAGATGCTGCTAGACTCGGTGCAGCTGGAACAACAGTAGCTCCAACTGTGATGGATAATAGAACTACAGTAGGCCCAACGAATAACGTTACAAATACTACTATTGTTACAACGACGAATGCATCAAGCGCTTTGTCTTCGTATAATCAGTTTCAATTAAACGGTGTTCAGTAAATTAGCTGATAAAGACCCCAGCAAATCACACCAATAATAATCCAACCAACTATTGGCGAACCTGATGCTTGAGCCGACTGTTGTTTTGAGGTCGCACTCGGCTTGCGTTTCGTTACACGTCTTTTCTTATTCGCACCGAACAAATTTGCCCAGAATTTAGCGCTTTGTTTTTGTTGTCTTTTTCTTTCTTGTTCAGCACCAGCTGTTGAATAGACAGTTTTTCTATGTGTAAAACCAGCGCCATCTCTCCAAGTTTGTGTAATCTTGTTTCCGGTCTTTGAGTTATTGCTGTAAGTGGTTCTAAACTGTTTACTGCCGGTTGAATTCGAATTTGTTATCGAACCATTGGTATTATTAATAGTCTGAGACCGCCGCGAATTTGCGCCAGTCTTCTTTGAAGTTCTTTTATAT